TAATAGCGAACCGTAGGACGTGAATTTAACATCAACCATATCGAATAGGCAATCGTAAAATACAGCCATATACCACTCATATACAAAGCCTACAGCGAAGCCTAAAAATCCACCGATAAACAAAATGAATAATGTAGGAGTTTGGTAAAGATGAAACTCATAATAGAAAATCGGAAATGTAAGCAAAGAAATAATAAACATCAATCCAAAATGTTTATAATAACTCTCTGTTATGAATGACTTTGTAAATATCAATCTCATATCTTTAGGATATGTCGCTAAATCTTTTAGTAATGCTTTAAATGTGTTCATCAAGTATATCTTTAAATCTTTCTAATCGTTTAAGTGCTAAATAATATTCCTCTTTATCGTTTATATCTCCGTTAAAGAAGTACTGCCTTATTGCGGTACGCAAATCAAGAAGTTCCTGCCTTCTTGATCGCTTATTCATAGGGAATAAATTCTTATTATTTACTACCATATTTCGTAAACATAATGTAATTAATATTACCTACATAACTAATTCCACAATGCGTCCAATCAGCGCGTTCTAAACAAGCCTTATGACTTGAGCTTGCTAAATAACCGTTAAAGACATTACGAACACCGTTGTAATTCATTGCACATATTTCTCCGAAGTCAGTAGCTTGGCAATCTTTACCCCGTTTATTAAATCCTTGATGCGTAATAGCTTTATTTTGATTAACAGCATCCTCGCAAACATCACAAGCTAACAATTCAGGAATTACAATATTAAGTCCTAAATCAACTCTGTGACGATTGATGTAGTTCAGCAGTTCACGTTCATTATCGTTAAGAATGTTTTTGAGTACAGGTGAATAGACTTCTTTCTCAATAGTGGCATTTTGCATAACCGTAAAAGTAGCTACCAATCCGAATATTATAAGTATGATTAATATTTCTGTCATACCGCCTGCCATTGGTCACCTGTAAGTCCATAAATAGGATCAATTGTTAAATTATAAAGTAGCCCCATTTGAAGCCAATAATCCTCTGCTTCACTACCTGTTAATTCAGTGGGGAACATTTGGGCAAGCTGTGCTTTTTGCGTATCATAATCTGCATACGATTTCGTGTAGGTTTTACTTTGGCTATTGGTTGAAATTCCCAATATCGGATGGTAGGTTTCATTTCCTTCGGAATCTATGACAATCAATTTATCCGATGTTTGAAAAGAATACAGTTTGTTTGCATCGTCCTTATGCGTTTGCACTATTTCTATTTCTATTTTCCCCTCCAATATGCCTGTTCTATCTCTTTTGATTAAAACATCTACGGTGCTTCTTACTTTCATATCTTTTATTTTTAATTATTGTTTAAAAAACTGCATTATTCCCAAACTGCTCGAATCCAAAGGGTTTAATCCCAAACCGCCATTGTAAAGAAGATTCACTTCACTTTGTGTTGTTACTCCACTTCTAATACCTATACTATCTAAACTGCCTGTTAAGTAGGTATTAAAAGATGTTGTTTTATTCACCCCTATATAAATAGGAGCTGTTGAATTTTGCATACCCACATAAGTACCTGCTGTATTTGTACTCACGCCATTCAAAACAGAATTAATATACATCTTCATTCCTGTTGTCGTTTTACTACCATCATAAGTCAAAACTACGTGTGTCCAAGTTGTTGTAGGAACTGCATTTGTTGTAGATGTAATTCTTATTCTATTTGTACTGTCATTAGTTCGGCAAAGAGTAAATTCTATTTGGCCGGTTCCTCCACGAAGAATAACATATTCGGTATTTGAAGCCGATACACCATCTCTTTTTTGAATAATACAGCCATTTGAAACGGGATAAATCCAAAAAGAAATAGTAAATGGTAAATCATTAGTACCATCCCAAAATGTCAAATCAGACGCATCAGGTGATGTCAAATAAGCATTTGAACCGTTTAAGGTTACACTATTTAAAGGTCTTGAGCTACCTGAACCAATACTGTGATTTACACCTGTCAACGTGTGACCTGAACCCGTATCATCTTGTAACGGATTGGTTTTATCAAACGACCACCATGCTTTCCAATTGTCTTTTAATGCCATATTATTAAGCTGTTCCTACGCACTCCCATTTGGAAGTGGTTGTGTTATACATAAATAATATTCTTAACCAAACAGAAGCGGTTGTAGTAAGCGGTTTTGCCACAACAATATCTGCCCCGAATGCTGTGTCATAAGTAATTGCCCGTCCTGTTCCGTCATCCTTTAGCTCATACAATACCATTTGCCCCTCCGTTGGAGTTCCTGTGGGGTTTCCGATAGTAAACGCACTTGATATGTTCAATACTTTGATAATATCAAAACTGTCACAATTCACATTTATAGGCGTTGAAAAAGAAGGCGAAGAAACTCTCTTTTCAATTCTCTTATTAGTTAATGTTTCAGTTCCTGTTTTTGTTGCATAAGTTGATAAATCTGGAGTTGCCCAAGTGTTATCTCCTCTTAAAAAAGTAGTACTATCTGCTGTACCTGTTGCGCTTAATTCTGTCAATCCAATAGTATCAGCATCTATTTCCCAAACAGTACCTCCTGAACTTACTGTAATATCTCCTTTGTCGCCATCGGTTACACCACCTGCTGCCACACCATCAACATAAGCCTTATCTACTAAACTCCGATTTGTATAACGTGCCGAGTAATCAGCTTGATATTTTATGTGAGAGTTAGTATAAAAGCCTTTTAATGTATCTGTTGAACCAGAATCTATCTTGAATACTACATTTCCATTATTTGGAGCTGATAATCCTGTATATGTGGACATTAGCACATAATCTCCTTCTGCTTTATATGAACTTGGAGAGGCCATATTTTTAATAGTAGAGTTCACTACTTGCTCACCTGTAATTGTTTTATTTAAAAAGTTAGTATCTAAATAAGTAATAGTTGCATAAATAGCATCGGCTTTACTTTTAATATAAAGCCACAAATCAGACATTTTAGTCTTAATACTCGAAAAAGCATTAGCGCTATCTCTGCCGAGCATTTCGTCGTTGTCTATTAAAGTAGTTTTTTCTACAGGATATCCTCCACCGAAAGATACTACACTTGCCATAATAGCATTATTTGCTATTGTATCGCCATACTTTTCAACTGTTACAGGAAAAGTAAAATAAGTAGTGTTATCTGTTTGAACTCCTGAAATTTTAAGTCTTATAAATTTAGTGCTATCATCTTTTTCTTGAAAATATAAAATATCATTAGTCTGTAAATTTTCTAATATTTTAGAAATATCAGTACCTAAATTAGTAGTTTTATTTATATAAACTTCTGTAACAGTTGCTAAAGTAGCATTATCAAAAGCTATTTTACCTGTTGTTGCACTTGTGCCTGTTAACCCTGTCGAGAATTTATACTCTCCATTTAATACTCCTTTAGAAAAACTAGAAGCGTCTATAAACTCTAATCCATCCTCTGTGGCTTTTACAGAAACTACTTTTTCTGATTGTCCTGCATAAGAGTTAGGAACATCTGTCAACTCAATAAAAGCATCTACACCACTACCTCCACCCGTAGCTGATATAATAGGATTTTTAGGGTCTGTATTATCTATTGTAATATTTGATCCAGCTTGTACTGTTTGAATGTATGTAATTACGTCAATCGGTATTTGTACAGCTATTTCCCAATGATCAGAAACTGACATTATAGCATTTAATTCCTCTGTACAAATAACATCAGGATAACCATTTATATTTAAGTAAGTGCCAACCCCAGCTAAAAAGAAACTTGGTTCAATTGGTACATCAGGTAACTGCTGTCCATCTGTTACAGATATAGGTAAATACCCAACTCCACCAGATACGCTTATTGTAGTAGCTACTAAGTCGGCTAATTCTTCAATAGTAGCTTTTTTAAGTTCAGTACCAACTGCATGAGGAAACTCATCAGTCAGACTTAATGGAGCGTTAGGTAATTGGTCAACTCGTATTGTCGTTACTTCAGGTGCTAAAGCCATAGTTTAAAGTTTCATAATTTTTAATAATATAATGTAAGGTTGCATATTTCGGTTAGTACCTGAAATGCCTTCAGTGCTTAGGTTGCTCTTAACACCTACTGAATTAGATGGTGAAACAATTATATAACCTCCGTTATCTCCTGTATCGTCTTCTGACCCTGTAAACGTGTGAGTATGTTCAACTAAAACAGCATCTTTTGAACCTCCAAAACCTCCAATAACAGGGTAATTAAACCCGTACCCTACACTAACCAAACCATCTAAATTAGGACATCCGTTATTACCGTTACATATTGCCCAGCCTTCCATTATTCCAGTACCTAATCCATTTGATGTAAAATTAGTATCTATGTAGTCCTGATTTACCCATAAATCCCTAACCTCGAATTGAAATGCATTTGAGTTAGTATTTATGAAATTTACTAATTGTGTTCCTGTTATTTGCTCTAAATCAGTACCATTTTCAACAGGTAATTTAGAAGTAGTTGATATAGTACCAACAGGAAGCTCACCTACTCTTATTGTCGTTATTTCTGCCGGATTAATAGCCATAGTTAGTCTTTTGTTTTAATTAAGTAAAGAGCAGTTTCATCAGTTGTAACTACTGAGTAAGGGTCGCCATCGTTTAATACAAACTCTCCTAAAGTTCTTGTTAATGGCATTCCGTAACCTGTTAAAGTTCCTGAGAAACTTAAAAAATCATCTACCGGAGCTGATTCTGATATTTCAGTAACATAACATTTTCCATAATCAACAACAGGAAATATAGTACCTTGTATTTTCCAATCTAAAAGCGTTTTACTTCTTTTTAATTGTTTCAACTTATCATAACTTGCTACTGTAAATGTACCTCCTGCTGCGGTTGTATTTATTTGCAAACCATCGAACCCGATAGAGTAATTCTGCATAGTAGGTCGTGAAGTTGACCATCCGTTATTATCCCTTGTAGTTGTTTGTAACATTTCCGAGCTTTCAGATAGACTATTGCTATTCAAACAACCAACAGGTAACCAACTACCGTTAATTTTTAAATATAAAATTCTATCATCACCTTTTGTTAATTCCATATCACAAATATATAAATTTATCCTTTGATTGTAGGCTTAATTGTTGAATTTCCATAATCAGGAGAAACCTCATAATAAATATCTCCTAAATCACTATTATAGAACTGAATTAGCTTAACTTGAGATAAATTTGTTTTATAGTCATAGTCATATTCCGTAAACATAAACAAGCCGAAAATATTATCAATAGTTACAACTGATAAATAAGGTATTCTACCGAATATAGAACCGCTAAACACTTTTATAGGATTAGATTGTACCCTTAAATCATCCATTGCTGAAATACCTAATAATGGTAAACTTTCAAATTTATCTACCCTTGTCCATGTTTCAGTAGGTGTTAATTGGTCATCTTTATAAATAGAACCAATATACAAAGTTCCTGAATCCCCGTTTAAAACTTTTTGATTTTCTTTAGTGATTGAGCTTGGAGGCGAAATTCTTGATACTGTATGAAACTCCCCTATTATAGCTGGATTAACCTGAGTAACATCTGTAACTTGGATATATGTTATTTCTGTCAGTCCTACATCAGTAGCTAAAGTATATGGATTACCTATTATAACCTCAATAGTACAATCATTTAATACCGGTTCAGATTTAAAAGTAAAATCATTTGAATAATTACCTGTTAATTTCTTCTCACCACAAACACCACTAAAATAAGAATCTGTTAATGTCCATTGACCAGATGAGTTTAAATAATAATTGTCGCTTGTTTTTATTTTAAAAGTGAAAAATGTTTGATAAGCAGTAGTATTTAAAGTTACTTTTAAATTTAAAACAGCATCTTCTAAAACAGAAATAGGGTCACTTGTTAAAACAGTTTCAAAATCATAAGGCACAAATGGAGGCAATAAAACAGGAGGGTCTACTTGCGGTCTTAACGTAGTAGAACGCATTAAAGCACCTGATAAATCTAAAGGGTCATTAATTAGTATATTCGGCGATAAAGAACCATTAACTGTCCAATCCGTATAAACTAAATCTATATCATGATTTAGAGTGTTATTAACAATGAACCCATCTAAAAAACTATACTCATAATTCAGTCTATAAGCAGAGATTGCTCCTTTTACCTCTATTTGTTGGTTAGCATCTGCATGATGAGGATAAAAATTATTTATCTGACTACCTAAAACAGCGTTAAGATTTTTAGTAAAAGTAACATCAGTATTCTGATTTATAAAACCTGTATATCCATTCAATACTAAATCAGTAGGTCTTAATATCCACCATTCGCCGTCCTGCTGAGTTATAATAGTGGAGAATAGATTTAGCATTGATGTTAACACATCGTTACAATCCATTATAGTACTATCCTGATTATTTTTTACAAATCGTGCAGCATTAACATAAATGTCTTTTAATATGTTTGTACCTGCATAACCTGTGTAGATTACGTTTACACTTGTATTTATATCCAAAAATAACTTAGTACGGTCTAAACATCCTTTTATCACATCGTAAACCGACATTTTACCTGTAAATTGTAATCCATTGCTTTGAACAAAAGAAAGGTCTTTTAATAGTCCTAACCCATCTACGCTTTCAATATTAACAAGCCATTCATCATTAACGAAAGATTGTTGACATCCATCAGGTTTTATATATCCTTTAAAAACTACTTCACCGCTTTTTACCTTTACTAACTCTGTCTTGTAGGTAAACTCTTCACTAATAATAAACTCCTCAAATGTTAAGTTTTGATTCGCCTCTAAAGATATGTTTAACCCCGTTCCCCTTATAGGTTCTAAAATAGAATCTACAGAAGATTTTTTTAATGTAAATGATCCAAATATTTCAGTAGCATTACCTAAATAGTTTTCCTTGTAAATATTCAATACATAAGCATCGAAATATAGGTAGTAGATTAAATTTACTCCTGATGGTTCAATATCTGTAACTGTTAAAGTAATATTATCATTCAGTCCAGTTCCTAATTCAATATCGGCATCGGCATTTACAATTACCTCGATAGCATTTCCAACTATATAATATTGAATTATTGAATTAGCAAAATTAGCCCTTAAATAAGATAGTGTTATTTGTAAAGTTTCTTCTAAAGTAGCTCCTACAACTATTTCATTTATATCAAATGATGGAGTTGAATTATATAATATTTCTAAATAACTCTCACCATTTGTATAATAAAGCAAATACCCTGATATAGTGATATTGTAATCAAATCCTGTATTGTCAGTTATAGGATTATCTGAGAATGCTATTGTGATTTTTTTTGCCATTATCCTAAACTTAACGACCCCCCTAATCTTCTATTTGCGTTTAACGTATTGCTCAATACTCCTATTAACTTCTGACCGGATATCTCAAATGATACAGTTCCACCTCCATTATTGGAATTAAACCCTCCACTTGAAAAACTACTGTTATTTGCGCCTGAACCTGTAGAAGATGATGCGCCGCCTCTCATACCTTGCTTCGCTGTTGAACCTATTGCGCCAGCTAAAGCTTTAATAATAACCCCTGATGCAATAGCAGCTACTCCTGCACCTATACCACTAATAGTTCCTATTGATTTAAGTATAGTACCCGTTGCTACTGCTGCAATACCTAAAGCTATTACTTGGTCAGCTAATGAACTTAAAAAACCTGAGAAAGTTTGTAATAAACTATTACCTACTGCCTTTAAAACATCTGTGCCACTTGCTAAAGCTTCCCCTATTGAAGTTCCTAAATTACCTAAACCTGATGCTATTGTTTGACTAATTAAAGCGTTTACATTTTCAACGAAAGTCATAGCTGCTAATTCAATAGATGTGAATTCTTCTCTAATTGAAACAGCAACTCCTTGAATAGAACCTACTAATTTAGTAGTATCAAAAGCTGGTAAAACTAATCCGGCAGACGGTAAGCTTGGTATTGATTGAACTTGAGGCGTGTTAAATACTTTTTCTTCTTTTGTAGCTTTAACAGACTCCGCTCTTAAATTTATACTTGCTTTTGTAGTTTCATTTATAGCTTTAGTATATTTATCCTGCTGAACTTGATTTTGTTGTAATTCTACCCTAATATCTTTAATTGCATTTGCAGAAGATACCGCCCCTGATACATCAAAAATACCTGCTCTTTTTTTATAAGGTTCTAATAACTTAAAAGCATCAGCACCACTTGCAACCGCAGCAGCAAAGTTTTTTGCCTCCGAAGTAGTAAGTTGATAAGCTTTTATTATTGAAAGTATCTCTTTTTTAAAATCTTCTTGTAATGCTAATTCCTCAACTGCTAATTTACCTAATTCTGATGAATAAGCGGAAGCTTTTGCCCTTGCCACAATAGCTGCTGTCAGCTCTTTTGTAACTCCTGTTAAGTCACCATTTAATATCTTTTCTTCTTTTAGATTTCCAAAGTAAGAAGGGAACTCTTTTTGTAATTCTTTAACCGCTATTAATCTTTTTTCTCTGCTTAATGTATCATCCTGAGCAACTGAAACCAAAGCTTTCATGTTAGCTACTTCTGCGCCTGATGTTTTAGCCGCTTCTTCATTTGCTTTTCGCATTGATGCACCAAACTCATCAAACTTACCCGTCATTTTATCAATAACATCACTTACTGACAATCCGCTTTGTGACATTAAAGTTAACCCAGTTGTAAGTAATGAAACTCCTAAAATAATACCACCAGTACCCATTATAGAACCTGCTAAAGCTTTTAAAGCTCCGCCTGTGCTTCCTGTTTGTTGTTTAAGGTAAGAGAAACTTTCGGCAGTTGCAGTAATATTGTTTCCAATACCCATAATACCAAAAGGCGCATCTTGAGCAATCCTACTGAACTGCATCAAAGTATTACCACCGTTGGCTATTTTAGGAGCTGCCTGTTGAAATGCGTTACCTGTATCTTTAACCGCTGTTTTAAGATTTGTTAAATTAGATTTAGCATCTTTTATCTGAGCGTTTATTTCTCGAGTGTCTAATCCTAATTTAATCCGGTCTAACTTTACCTTTGAAAGCTCTTTGATGTCAAACTCTACCTCTTTGATTTTTTTCTCAAAGTCAGTAATGTCTGCCCCAATTTCAACACTTAATTTACCTCCTGTTGCCATTTTATATATGCCTTTAAAAAGTTAGCCTTTTGTTCTTCAGAAACTCCTTTAACTTGTTTTCTGTCATTATTCAAAGGTAAGAATTGTTCTTTACGCTTTATCATTTTTTTAGGGTCTTGATTCGGTGCAATATAAGAAGTCCACATTAACTCCCTTAACATTTGCCATTTATATAAATCCTGTCGCTTATAAGAAAAAAGCCTGATTTGAAATTCTGCCCACGTCATCTCGTACACATATTCCAAATCAGGACATTTAAGTTCACCTAAAGCGAATGATATTACATCTTCACTCCAGTTTATTTTTTCTTTGCTGTCACTTTTTTTTTATCTTCAGGAACATCTTTTACTAATGATAATCTAAAAGCTTCAAAAAACATAGTTACATTTTTACATTCAAAACCTCCATCAGTATCAATCCAATCAGCTACGTCAAATGAAGTAAAGTCTATAAATTCATTATTGCGCAAATATCCAAAGCTAACAGAATGATACATAATTTCAGGAATCCATTTAAAAGGATTTTCAGCTATTTTAGAATCAATCTCATTCATAGGTACTCCTGATTTTTCGATAAAGTTTCCTAAAAAACCCAACCCGAAGTAAAAGATACGTTCTTTTCCGCCGATATTTAATGTAATTTGCTTCATTATGCGTTAGGGTCAGTATAAACAACAGCACCATCAACATCTAAAGTTACTGAAAATGTAGTTACATCGTCACCGCTTCCTGCTGTTAATGTTAAATCTGTATAATACCCTTGTCCGAAATACTTAACACTTGCAGCATCATCAATATCAGTATCAATTTTCCACTCTTTTAGCGTTTTCGCTTGTTGGTCGATAAACATTTTATCATGAGATACTTTAGCAGTATCACCTCCAGCAGTAGTAGTGTCTATATATTCACCCTCTGCTGAAATGGTAGCACTAAATGAACCCGGCGTTTTTTTAACAACTCCCGGAAAGCATTTTGTCTGGCTTTCAATGATTGAAACAGTTGAACTAATATCTATTGATGTTAAACAAGCTACAGGCTTCCAAGCTGCACTCTCATAAGTATATAACATCCCTTTTTCTCCTTTTATTGACATATCTTTTTATTTTAAATATTAATTTTTACCAAATATACAAATTATTTCAATCTTAATACAACTCTGATAAAATTTCTATAAACTGTTTGAGTAGTTGTTGAACTGTCTAAATTTGAAGGGAACTCAAAGGAACGATTTACAACTTCATAACCATCTACTTCTATATTCTCAATTAAGCCTAAAATAGCATTTTCCATGTCATCATTTACCACTCTACTACCTACATTTCCAGCGCCATTATAAATACAAACAATATCCAACAAAGTAGCTACTTCCCAAATATAACCACATTTAGTAGCCTTATCTATATCTTTATCTTGAGTGGATATTATAACGTATTGAGTAGGGTTTATTTTACCTGTTACTTGCATATCAAAACATTGATACTCGGCACTGATTAAATCATATAAAGCCTTTCTAACGTGTTTGTTTGGATTTACCATATTTCTCTAATGTCTTTTTAAGCTTTTCTAAATATTCTTTTCTGCCTTTTAATAGCGATGGATATAAATATGGTCTTGCTCTTAAATTAACTTGTTTTATTCCTTTGCCTTTAAATTTTATAGCTTGATCTTTTAATTCTGTTGGTACATCAACTAAACCACCAGTTCCAAACTCAACAAAAGGAGCGTAAGGTGCAACGACTCCTCCAGCTTCAATAACCCAATTTAAAGGAGTATCTTTTACAGCGTTTATAGATTGTCCTAATTTACCAAAGTTTGCCGGTGCTAAAGTTTTAGCATTTGCCTCAATATTGCGAGCTACTAATTCAGTAACGCCCTCAATATCTTTCTCGGCTTCTTTTCCGTACTTCCGCAAATTTGCAATAACACTATTTACACCTGTAATTTTCATTCTCTTTCAGTAGCTAATATTTCAATGTCAATATTATTCAAGTCTATATTTAAAATAGTATCAATATTATAAATAAGTCCGTTGTATTTAATGAAATTATCCTTAATCGATAATTCTAAATTTACCCGATTTCGCACTATAAAAGTAGTTTGAACAAAGTTATCATTCTGACCGTTTTCGTTTAATCTATTGGCTTTCTTAGTAGATACATTTGCCCACATAGAAAAGTCTAAAGCTTCAGAAACAGTTGATCCACCATACCCATCGGCTACAGTTGTAGTTTTCCAAATTTCAATATACTTTGTGTATTTTCTTGAAATCATACAAATCTACGATTAGAATCGATTGCCTCCATTACCGATAAAGGAATAAGAGAAGTGTTTACCTGTTTCTCACTTTCGTAAAACCAAACTTTTATTAACTGCAAAGCGGAATCAATCAACTCATTAGGAATATCATCAACCGAAGTATATCCAATAGTCAAAGTGACTACATTATCAACAGTAGGAACTACCGCGTAAGTAGGTCTGTAAATTATTTCTAAAGCTGTAACGCTATTATCAATAGGATAGTCATATACTTTAACTTGTTGAACTAAAGCACAATCTTTGTAATATACTTTATCTCTAGTTTTAAAAATGTGATTTGTACGCTTTTCAATGAAAGACAAAGAGCTGTTAATCATACTTGTAATTTCGTCATCTGTCACCGTTTGACCGCTATCGATTTTTAAGTATAATTTTGCTCTGTCTAAAGAAATAACATCAATGTAATCAGTCATTATCTACGTCTTGAATTGTTGATTTACCTTTCTTTGTTTCTTTTATTTCCGATAAATAACCATCAGATAAAAGCGGAGTTGCATCTTCTTTTGATAACTCAATAGTTTCATCAATAGAGTAGTTTTTCTGCTCTGACACTTTAAAAAACGGTTTTATAACTAAATATTTCATTTGTCTATATTTATTTTATTAATTCAAAGATATAAATTTTTTTACAATAACTTCAATTTAAGTAATATATATAAATCCTGTTCTATTACTTCTATTTCCTATTAATTGTCTTGAACAATTCTTGTAACTGTATTTTGTTAAATGCCAGCAATCTTTTAAAGAACCATAAATAATTCCTGTTTTAGTATCTAATACTTTTTTTGCTCGATTTGTTTCACATCCTCTTTTTCCATAATGGAAACATTTTTCTCCTTTTTCAATTACTTTTAAACCATTATTCAAGGCATGATTTGTATTTTCTTTTCCTGTATTCCACTCTAAATTATCAACTCGATTATCTGTTTTAATACCGTTTTTGTGATTTACTTGTGGTTTTTTTTTATGATTATCTATCCAACAAACAGCAATTATTCTATGTGATGATATTATTTTGCTTATCCCATCAAATGAAGTGGATATATAATTATAACCGTTTGCTTTAATACCTTGTTTCATTAAAACAACTGTATTTGTTCTTTTGTAATTAGAATTTAAAATCTCACCTTTTTTGTTAGAATACAATGTAGTA